AAGTTGAGGCAATCAATAAAAAAATTGATAACGCCCTAAAACTTTTAGAAACACAAAAAACTGATGCTGCTAGTGCCGCTAAAAGTGTTGGCACGTTGCTAAAAAAAGGCAAGGACGTTAGCACTCTCACACCAGAAGAAATTAGCAATCTTGCACCAGAAGCTAAGTACAGTATTGCTGATATTGCCCTGGCAAAGCTCGCCCTTGATAACCGTATCACTGCGGTGTTAAAGAGTCTGGAGGCTATGCCGCCCCAGACACGTACCTTTGACGACATCATGCGGGACATCCAGTTGGGCACGATCAAAACGCCCACAGGTTCTATGCTGCCTGAGACCCGTGTCGTTACTGAATATCACGTAGTTACAAAGCCGCGCCTTGAGAAAGATATAGAAGTAGACAGGCAAAAAGCAGAAGCGCTATATGGTCCGTTAGAAGAAAAGGCTCGCGCAGAATACGAGCAGATGAAGGCTGATCCCAACGCCACTGCTAGAGACAAGGAAGTTAAGATTGCCGAAATTGCCCGTATGGCAAAACTGCGTAAGAACGTTAAAACGATAGATATTTTTGAGGTGCCGGTACGTACGGTTACGCGCGTTTCTATTGACCCAGAGACGCAAGCTGCAATTGCTGAAGAAGAAAAGCAGCGCACGCGTGCTCCAGTTGCTAAAGACAAACCAAAAACAAGTTTGCAAGAAGCTGAAGAAGCGCTGGCAGAAGCCCAAGACATCTTTACGCAGGCTGAGAAAGAACTTAAAAAGGCCAACGAGACAGGCAATCGCGCAGTCATTACTGCCGCCAAAGCTGCGTATCTCCGCGCACAAAAGGGTCTGTCTGCTATCTATGCTGCCAAGGTCAAGGCAGAAGAAAAGATTGAGCGGAAGATCAAACCGTCTAAATCTAATCGTGGGGCTGTTGCCGTCTTAGATCTCGATGATTCTTTCGTCACCGTCAACGCTGAAGCTGTCGGCAAGCTGATAGAAACTATTGCTAAAGACGTGGACATTTCCTGGCGTGTGGGGGATGCACGCACCGACATTATTGATATGCCGTCTGCCATCGAGCGGTTAAAGGCTGTTAAATCTCGCACCGAAAAGATGGGCATCAAGTTTGAGTACTACGAGAAGTTCACCGACATACCGCCAGAAATCGTTGACCAGTTGAACAAACAGGGTATGTCGAATTTTGCCCACCGTGTTACTGGTGGTGTCATGCCGGACGGTACTGTCTTTGTTATTGCTGGCAACCACAACAGCGTTCTGGACCTAGAAAAGACCATAGCGCACGAGCTTACGGGTCACTATTCCTTTGACTACATGTTGGGTAAAGACGGTCTTGCCGACCTTATGCGCAAGATTGAGAAGTCGATGGCGACCGACAAGACAGAAAGCGGTCTTGAAGTTCTGGCTGAGAAGCTGGGATTAACTGACCAGTACAACGATGCGTTGATCCAGACATACACGTTCTATAAGAAAGACCTGGATGACGGCAAGATCACCGAGAAAGAAGTACGGAATCGCGCCAAGATTCGTGGCATGCGGGAGCTTATCGCCTACACGATGGAGAACCGCATCGACGAGACGATGCTGCAAAAGATCCAGCGCTGGTTGCAAGAACTTGTTGGGGCGTTCCGTGCAGGGCTGAAGAAAGTAGGCCTGTTGAACGCCGCCAATATGAGCACCGCCGACTTGTTCCGGTTGATGCGTGAGGCAGAGCGTAACTTTGCCGTTGGTAAGGCGATGCCCTATAGAAATGCTGACGGGGCGCTTGCCCTGCGCACGGTGAAGCCTTCATGGTCTGGCTCTGTAGATCCCAAAGTTCGGGATGCCGTGGGCGACATCATCGCCCCTGCCGACAGTAAATGGGATACGCTGAAAGCCAACGTACAAGGGTTGAACTTCCGTACTCAGTTTTTAGACCGCCTCGATGCGCTGGAGCGTATTAAACGCACAGCCGTAGAAAAAAATCTTCTGGACCCTGTTAAAGCCGTTGACCTGACCTACTTTGCCCGGATGTATGACCAGCGCATGAGCTTTGTGGCAGAAGCCGCAACGAATGGTGTGGTGCAGCTACGCAAGGTCAAGCGCCCCGATGGACGAGAAGAGTACGAACTGGCACGGGATCTTCAGAAAGACGCCGCTTCTCTAAAGAAAGTGGCAGCAGCGCTTTCCAACGCTGGTTACGGTAACGCCCAGGCGAACGGCGAGGTATTCACTGCCTACATGTCGTCTGAGCGTGCACTGGCTGTTGGCCCTGAAAAAGCTGGCGGTAAAACCACCGCTGATCGGTACGAGGCGCTGCGTCGAGAAGGTCGTAAAAACGATGCTATTCAAGAAGCACGGCGTAACTACAACGAGTACAACGCAGACCTAATTACATTGTTAGAGCAGACGGGCTATCTCAGCAAAGAAAAAGCTAACGAGCTTCGTAGTAAGCGTGACTATATTCCGCACTACGTACCCGACGCTAATGGCATAGTCAGTCTAATGGTAGATGGCGAACGCATTATGCGTGTGGGGTCGTTGGTTGAGCAGCCAGAACTCAAGGCGTTGGTAGGATCAGACGCTAAGATCCGTGACTTCTTCACCTCGTCATTACAGAACACCAACATGGTCATGGACATGGCCCTGCGTAACCTAGCGACGCGCAATGTTGGGTTTGTGTTGCAGAACCTTGGTTTAGCAAAACGTGTTAGTGACAAGATGAAGGGGACCAATGTCATCCACGCAAAGATAGATGGTAAAGATGTAGCGTGGGAGATTACGACAGCAGGATCAGATGTATTTGGCGACATCCCCGCTGATGTGTTGGTCAAGGGCCTAAATGGCGTGAAGCTCCAGCTTCCTGGGCTGATGCAGATATTTAGCATCCCCGCCAATATCTTTAGGAAGTTCATTACCCGTGACCCTGCGTACGCTATACGTCAGGTGTTCCGTGACTCTACCGCTGCCTACATGGCGGGGGGTTCTGATGCCAAGCCTGTGGTTGGAGCGCTGAAAGAACTCAGCAAAATGATCGGGCGTGAGACCGCAGAACAGCGTGAACTTATGGCTCGTGGTCTGGGCGGTGGGCAGGTGATCACTGGTGCGCCCGAAGACATGGCAAAGATTCTCCAGCAGATTACTGCGGGTAAACCTGGGTGGGAGCTTCTTATGACGAAGCTCGACGGGTTCGCTATGGCTGGTGACGTTGCTACACGGGTTGCTGCATACAAGACGTTTATCAAGCAGGGGCTGTCGAATCGTGAAGCCGCATTGGCTGCTTTAGAGATCATGAACTTCTCTCGGCGTGGTATCTCGCCTAGCGTGACCTACGCCAACGCCATGATCCCGTTCTTGTCTGCCAACATCCAAGGCCTTGACGTTCTGTACCGCGCTAGTAAAGGCGAGATGGGGTTCAACCAACAACTCAATATTCAGAAGAAGTTGGCGATGCGCGGTTTAATGGTTATGGGTTTAACCAGCGCATACGTTATAGCCATGCTGGCTAGTGACGACGAGACCTACAAGAACGCCACCGCAGATCAGCGCTATGCCAACTGGTTCGTGCCGTTGCCGTTTGTGGAGGGGGCGTTCCGTGTACCCATTCCGTTTGAACTGGGCTTTATCTTCAAGGCGTTGCCAGAAGCGGTGATACGCTACATTGGCACCGACGACAAGGGCAGTGAGATTCTCTCCGATATTGGCAAGCTGTTTATGAAGAGCGTGCCGGGAGACATCCCCCTGACGCTGAAACCTGCCATCGAAGTCATGGCGAACTACTCGTTCTTTATGGACCGGCCTATTCTTAGCCAGCGTCTAGCAGGGCTGGATGTTAGCTTGCAGGTAGGAGAGAAGACGCCACAATTGGTTGCGATGGCAGCGTCATTAGGGATTTCCCCAGTAAAACTGGAGTATCTGATCCGTGGCTACAGCGGCTCGTTGGGTCTGGGTATTGTCGGTGCGTTTGACTATGTGATCCCTGGCACTACGGCAGGTACGGAAGCCGTGGCGGCTGAGTTACGCGCCCAGGACATCCCTGTGTTCGGTCGGATGATCCAGCCTAAAGACGCTGGCGGCATCGTGAACAAGGCGTTCAAGGTTGTGGAAGACGCTGAACTTGCCCGTAACACTTACAACGAGTTGCTACGGCAGGGGCGGACAGCGGATGCTAGGGAGTACTTCAAAGACAACCTAGAGACCATAACGCTTGCGTCCCCGGCTGGGCAGTTCAGAAACTACATAGGTCAGCTTGCCAAGTTACAACGCCAGATAAAGGCCGATCCGAAGATGTCTGCGGAGAAGAAGCGCACAGAGCTTGAAAAGATCGAGGCGCTGAAAAACAAACTGGCGACGAACCTTCGGAACCTACAGGAGAAGATGGCGGCTTAACTCAGGCGGTAGAACAACACCCCTAGCCGCCCTCCCCTGACGCCCACTAGCGCTTTGGCATCCAGTACACGGTTGCCTAGCGCGGCGTTCAGGCCAGCCATTCTGACCTTTTCTGTGTCGAGGCAGGGGATAAAAAACCCCTGACCTCTATGCAGCTTTGTCCAGGGGAACAGGGTCTTCTTCAACTTTCCGTGAGATCCGCATAGCATTGACCCGCATCTGTGGGCCTTTGGTCTTGCTCATAAGATCTTTCTTGCTGTAGGAGATGTGGTACATCAACTCCATCTGCTTTCTGAAGTCCGCGTACCCAAAGCTCATACTGGAGCAGTACTTCTTCAGCAGTTGTTCTTCGATGTAGAAGTCCACATGCCCTGGGGTCACGCCGTGCTCCACCCGCCCTGCGATCTCACTACGCGTGATGCTCTGGTCGATGACGCCGTTCTCACCAATCGATGCGGCTAACGCCCCGTCAAGAGCTTTCACCACAACAAACTTGCCATAGAACTCCCGGACGTATGAGTTCAGCACATCCTCCGCTGTCCGTACATTGTCCTTCACCAGCTTGCGTGCGCTGTCCACCATGTCCTTCAAGACCGCGATGATGTTCTTTATAGGGTATTCCACTAGCCCAGCCTTGGCGGCGAGCATGGCACCGGCAACCAGCGCCGTACATCCTGCGTGCCAGTAGCGCTCGTCGTCTTTGAACTTGAACTCCGCCTTGACCTTCTTGTGCACGTTGCGCACAAGCTCTTTGACTTCTTCTAAGTTGTCTACAAGATACTGTACATAGATCGGACCAGCCACACCGTAGTTCTGCTTGATCAACTCCACCGACTCTAGTTCGTCTGGTTCCCAGGAGATGACGTTGTTAAGGGTTAACTCTAATACCCGGCGGATCTCCCCTTCCGATGAGTGCTTGCGTGCGCCTGTGAGGTAGTCCATCACGTGCGTGTTGGAGGACAGGAGCGCCATCGATTTCCAGTAAGTGTTGTTCTCCCGCTCCTTGTTGGCACCAGACTCCATCCGCTCCTTGCCCTGGCCTTCTGACACGTCGAAGATGAACCCAGGCATCCATTCAAAGTCTTTGCGGTTCTTGCTGGTGATCTCGTCAGATATGAGCGGCAGGCTGTGTAGCAGACCTAGGCGCTGTTGCATGGCGACATCTGAGGTGGACTTGTTGACCCGGTATTGCGTGGGATGACCCCATACTGAAGACGCTAGTTCTAGCGTTAGGGTTTTCCCTGTACCAGACTCCGTAGATCCCAGGTGGAACGTGATGCCGTCATAGCCCGTGAACCGCATCAACGGTGTGCCGAAACCCACCAGACTCAGGGACAGCACTTCGTACAACTGCTTGTTGATAAGCGCCGTGACGACCTTGCGCCAGTTATCCAGGCTACCGGAGGGGGTGCAGACCTTGTTGATATTGACTAGGTGCCGCATCGGGACGTGGCGTGGTTGCTGTCCCGCCGAGAAGATGCTCTCGGCATATACGAAGGTGTCGTCCTTCTGCCAGCCGTAGTTGTCGGGCACCTTTACCGCACGCTGTGCGACTGACGCCTCTTCTACACAAGACCGTACATATTCAAAAAGGTTCTTGTCATTCCACCCACCAGCCGCAAGGATATTCTGCTCGGCTAGATTCTTCAGCGTCTCGTCCTTCGACACCACCCCGCGCTGGTTCAGCGTGATCTCAAACGCCCCCTCTGGACGTGTTGCCAGCATGTGAACGATGTGTTCACCTTTGTGCTGAAGTATGTTTACTACAAACAAACTATACGGAAGGATCATGACCTGCTTGTTGGTCTCGTTCCCGTCTGCGTCTTCTACCTTCGTGTCTCTGAACACCGCTCCGTTCTTGCCATAGGAGAAACCCCTAGGTGCGGCTGGACGGTGGATCGTCTTTTGAGCCTGCGTTGGTGTGGCGTCATCTGTCAGTTCCAGGGCGATTTCTTTTGCCGCCGTCTCCGTGATGATCTGCCTGCCCAGCGCTAGGGGGTTCGTGATCTTGCTGAAGTGTGGGCAGTTGGTGCAGATACCAGGGTTTTCACTGTCGAACTTTAGGCATGGGTACGGGCCTTTGATCTCCCGTAGTTTCTGCGTCATGCGCTCGGGTTCGTAGGGGTGCAACTTGCTCAACCAGATCGCCGCCTTGCCCCCGTCATCGCACTTCTGGGCTATGGACAACCACCCACGCCATATCGGCTCCATGCCGTCGTTCTCGGCGTTCTCGATGTAGTGCTCAAGTTGGGCGCACCCTGTGCCCTGTTGCGTTCTCTCTAAGATGTTTTTGAATAACGTACTACTGTTTTCTATTAACTTCTTTACCGTGCTGTTTTCTACAGCCTTGGGTCGTTTACCCGGCAGGTTGACCGTGGTCGTCTCGTAGGTCGGTACTACCAACTTACTTTTAATAAACTGGTCGATCTCAAAGAGCGTGAACGCTTTACTCGCTACGGTGTGGACCTCGACCAGACGGGGGGTATCCTTCTTGTAGTTGTACGTACCCGGTACGCGCAGGACACGCGCGGCGTCTGCCGTGCAGTTGTTGTCGATGATGAGATTCTCTTGGGCGCACAGGCGCTTGAAGTTCTCTGCCACCGGCTTCCATTGCTCGATAGAAACGTCTTCATCAAAGGGCCAGTAGATGTGCCATCCGCCGCCAGACGACAAGATGTAGGGCTGACCTAGATCCGCCATGCCCGTCTTCTGCATAAACTCGTTGAACGCTTGCAGGGCGATGTCCTGCGAGGCGTAGCATGTCACCCCCTTCGACACTAGATCAATATCCATGAACAACGACTTCATGTACATGGCATTGCTGGCATAGCGATTTTCGTTTGTCTTGTAGGTCGCTAGGCCAAAGTACGCATTGGACTTCTGTTTAGACATGCGGTCGGCAACAGCCGGTATGTCCGCGATGTCGGTTACAAAAACGTGCTCCTTCTTCGGTGTGGTGAACTCCGCCACACAGTAGTAATTACCAGAAGACGGGAGCACCGCCGCAAGAAAATCAAGCGGTTGCATAGACCCCCCTCTGGTTTATTTTTTGGTTTCTGCCAGCTTCTCTAGCGCTTCTTCGTACCGCGCCAAGAGATCTTCCTGCCAAGTTTTTGGCAAGTTATTTGTGATAAGTATCTGGTAGCAAGTCCGGGCGAACTCTGCATCGGTCAGAGTTTTAGGTTGAATGTCGTACATAGAATCCTCCACGCGTCATCAGATTGAGACGTTTTTTTCAGCACTTCAACAATTTTGCTAACACGCTCCTGGTACGCAGGGGTGACCTCTGTTGCTCCTGTAAACCAGTTGTATACAGTCTGCCGTGTGGCACCAGTTAGCGTTGCGATGCGCTGCATCGAAATGTCCCGTACGACAGACCAGCGCCCAAGGTCGGTACCCAGGGACGGCTGTGTCTTTCCTACGAGGGTTTTTATTTTTTCAGAGTAGGGCATAGGTAGAGGTGGGGTACTAGCACAGGATTTATTTGCACCTTTTGCCAAAGGATACAGGCTATTTAACGTCGCCGAGCCGACGCCTGTACGTTCCCCCAAGTTGATTAATCGTCAGTGTCCCAATCCGCTACGACAGAGGATAACTTACTCTTTTTAGGAGCGGTAGCCTTTTCCTCTTTGCGAACTTCCGGTTCTTCAACTTCTTCCTCCTCCGGCTCGGCCTTGGGCTTGGCTTTGGCCTTCGCCGCTGGGGGTTTACCCTCAAGCGCTACGGGGGGAGCGGTTACCTTGTCGGTTTGCGCCACGGTCATGGTGATCGCCTTGGTGGCGTCATCCGTCTGGCCCTGCCGCACACAGGTCTCGTGCTCGTCGTCCGTAAGCCAGCGCATCGGCTTGAAGAACAACTTTGGCGACTGTGCCTTGGTGTCGAACTTCATCCGCGTCACGACCATATCAGGCCCGATATTCTGGGCAATAAGCCAGCGTGAGTACGCCTGCAACGGGCGGTTGTCGCCCTCTTCCTTACCAAAGATCGACTGCGCTGGCAGGGTAAGCTGAAGGACGTCGCCCTCGATGTCGTTTGCCAGCACCACAGCAACACGCTGGGAGAAACGGCAAGCACGTGATTCCCCAGCGCCAGAACCCTTGACGTTTTGTGGGCATGTGGCGCACGTGTCGGACTGCTTGCTCGTAACAGTAGGATCGGGCTTGTCGCCATCGGCAGACCAGCAATCAGGACCAGCCGGGGTATCGGGGTCGTACGCCTTCATGTAGAACGTGCGGCTGATCTTGGGCGCCGCGTTAACAATCACCACATCGAGGAACCGATCTTCGATAGCGGCAACTTCTTTGCCATCAGCGATCAGACGGAACACACCGCCCTTGATCGAGATGCGCTTGCCACCGCCACCACCTCCACCTGCCAGTGCTTTAGCTACGGCTGATAACTCGCCCGTTTTCGCAAACGCCGGAACTTGCGATGGGTTGAACAATGCGACTTCTGACATAGTTACTTCTCCTTTACTTCGTGGGTTTGCGGACGGTAATCGTTACTTCACTGTCCGAGTTAAGGCCCGGTGGTACAACGCCGGGGTTTTCTTCTAAGAACTGCTTCATGTTGCTTTGTGCGATGCGCTTCTCAAAAAGATCTAGCGCCTCATTGTCCAGCACGAACCGCTTGAACGAATCCCAGTCACTTGTGAAGTAACGTGTCTTTTGCCCAAGAATGATGGTGCCTTCCGTTGTGCGCACGCTCGCCATACCTAGCGCTTGCATGCGGTCCTTAAGCTCGTTGGCAATCTCTTGCTGTTGAGCTTTAAGCTCTTCGACCTGGGTCTCGTAGGTGGAGGTCAGGTCTTGAATCCTGGCGCGGATCTTTTGGTAGATCTTTGCCAGCTTGTCCATAGGGATGTCGTCTTCTTGCATGTTGAACTCTCCTTTGTGTTTTTTGGTAGTTTGTCAAATATTTTACTTCTTGTCAAACAGGACTTCTTCGTACAACTTCACCAGCATGTTGTTGTCCTCCACCCGCTCCGCCAAGCGCTTGAACATCTTGCGCTCGATTTCGCTCCCCTGTAGGTGAATGACGGTTACCTTGTCGCTTGTCTGGCCTTTACGATCCGACCGTGCGCAACATTGGATATAGGTTTCTGTAGACATCACCGGCCCCCAGAACACCACCGTGTCAGCGGCAGTCAGCGTCACGCCGTGCGCCGCCGCTTGTGGTTGAATCACCAGCACGCGGGGGTCTGTCTCTTCTTGGAACTGCTTGAAGATACGCGTGCGCTTGGCAGGGCTAATGTCGCCGTGGATAACTTCTGCCGCCACGTTGTTGGTGTTCAGATGCTCCTGGATGGTGTCGATGCTGTGCCGGTAGGGGGCGAACACCAACACCTTGCGGTTGGTCTCCTCCAAGATCTCCATGAGCACGTTGAGGCGTGCGCTACAGTCAAACGATATGACCTCGGCGTTGTCGGTATATGCCGCCCCTGCACTTATCTGCAACAACTTATTAACTTCGCCAGCCGCGTTGATCGCCGTGATCGTCTCACCCGCTGCCGCCACCACCATGCGTTCCTTCAACATGTTGTAGTACTTCTTCTGCTGTGGGGTGAGCGGCACGTCTCGCGTCTCTGTAATGACTGGTGGCAGGTCTAGGCACTGCGCCTTGGTGAACCGTATCGCTGGCTGTAGGGCGTCGTGTACTTTCTCCTGCGCCTCACGCTTGGGCATCCACTTGAACATGGTGACTTTGTTCATCGTCATGTCACGCCACGCCGTGTAGAACTTCGGCACCCTGGTGGGGTTGACCAACTTAGCCAGCCCGTACGCATCGAGCGGTGACTGCGAAGCAGGCGTCCCGGTCATCATCCACAGCAACGTGTCGGGCTTGATGATCTTGTTGAGTCCCTTCCAACGTTTTGTAGATACGTTCTTGTAGGCGTTGGCTTCGTCCACGATGATCAGATCAAACCGCCCGTCATTCACGATCTCATCTGCGATCAGGTTTAGTCCGTCATAGTTTGTTATCACGAACTCGTAGGCACCCTGCACCATCTCTATACGGCGTGCTGCTTGCTGATGGTGGGCAACGATGGCGCTACGGTGGATGATGCTGTTCTGTAGGTCTGCCATCCATGCCGAGTGCATGATCGACACCGGGCAGAGGATGAGGCACCGCCGCACACGCTTGGCACGCATGAGATAGTCCGCAGTCCACAGCGCCGCCAGCGTCTTGCCAGTACCCGGCTCAGAGAAAACGAACGCACGCTTGTGCAACGTGAGAAACGCGGCGGTCTCGACTTGGTGCTTCATGGGCTTGAACCGCCCAGGCCAGTCGTAGCGTGCGGTGATCGGGGAGGGGACGTTCTTTACTCCTAAGTTCTTTAGGACACGAATCTCGTCCAGCCCCCACCGCACTGCAATCTCGTACACCCCATCTTGTTCACCTACAACTGCCGCCTTCGGAATGATGCTGTACTTGCCAGGGTCGCGCGTTCGCAAGACGAGCGCCTTGTTATCAACTATCTGCATATTTCTCCTTCAGCCGGTAGACTTCTTCAAGCCCCGCCTTGTTATGTATTAGGTGGTACTCCAAAACACTGGCACGCATTAGCGTGTTGACGATCTTCTTCCACTCGTCGTCTTTGACCTCGCTAGACAACGCCCAGCCTTTACCAAACCGCAAGTACCACAGGTCCGTCAACTGCTGAATGTTTAGTTTATTTCCCGTTGTCACTCTGATTTGCTTTCTTGCTACGGATGCGCAGGTTGCCCTGCGTTGATTTGCCGCCAGCACGGAGCGGTTTAATGTGGTCGATGTCTTTGCCCTCACGTTTATCGGCCTTACCATTACCGTTCTTGTCAGCGCCTGTCTTGTCTATTGCACGGCGTGCACGCTGGCGTTCGTGTTGCAAACTGCCGGGGCCAGAAATGCCGAGCTTCAACGCCTGCTGGTATTCTTTTTTGTAATCTCTTGCCATGATCTGCTCCTAGTGTTTGGGGTGAAATTCACATGAGCGGACTGGACACCATCCGCATAACGGCGTTTGGTTTGGATGCCAAACGTTGTGCTCAAAAGACGCATAAAGTTTTGACACCCGAAGGCGATACTGCCACCACGCCGACTCCACATCATCCCGCGTCATGCGATGTTTGACCATCGTTTCTTTCACAACAAACAACAGCGCTGAATCTACTTGGCGTATGTGCGGGAAGTGTGCAAACACCATGAGAGACATCAGCACTAACTGGTCACGGTCTGGGTACTTATCATTGCCGGTCTTGTAGTCAACGATTCTCGCCGTGAGGTTGTCGTCGTTTACTATCAGTAGGTCAGCAATACCACGCACCCAGACGTTCTCATCTTTAAAGCCGCAGGGTTTGAGGTCAACCGTCAACCCCATCTCATGCTCCGCGTACTTGCGCCCAGGCTTAGCAACGAGCGCATCTAGCGTTGGCTGTAGAAAGTCGAACTGCTTGGGCAGCGGTGTGCCCTCCTTCACGAACATCTCTGCGGCGGCGTGCAGTTCTTTACCGTAGCGGATCTGCTCTGTGTCTGGTTGTGGAAACTTCTTTAGAACTTTGACTTCGTAGTACCTGCGCCCACACCCTTCAAAGTCCTTCAGACCGCTGTGTGACCAAGTTAGTTTTTGCATTGTCAGAACTTTACAGAGTTGATGGCGTTGCTCAGCCGGTGTGAGAAGGCGGTAACAAACTTCTCGTTACGCGTCAGCTTGTGGTCCATATCAGAGAGTATGGCGTGGGTGACCTCATGCCAGAACGTCTCCTGCACATCTTCCTTGCGGTACTTCACGTCACGGGTATTGCTGTGGGTTGCAACGTTGATCGTGCTGTTGCGAAAGCTCGTACTGCCCATAGCGCCGGGTTCATCCATCGTCTTGACCAGATTGACCTCGTACCACGTGTCACCAACTTTGATTTTCTTAGGTAGCTTCATTTTGCATCTCCATATCGTTTTGCGGAGTCGATCTCAGCCGCTAGTGGTATCCCCGGCATGTACTTCGGCTCCATGACCATCTGCGCTAAAACCCAAGTTTTAGCGTCCTCTTCTTCTGTCTCAGGTACAAGACAGACAACCTCGTCGTGAACGGTCAACAAGCACGGGTACCTTTCTTGTATCCGTAGCATGCCGTCCGTCATGACGCACCTAGCCACTGCCTGAACAATGTTTTCAGTCAGTTTCCCCCCATAGAGCTTCTTATGGGTTGGGCCGTACTCCCACTGCATGCGGCCTTTATCGTCCGCTTTTCCTAGGATGGGATTATATCGCAGGGCCATACCGCTTGGCAATACGATTCGCTCCTTCTCAAACTGGATGCACTTGTGTGCATACGTATGCCCCTCCACCAAACTTCTTTTGATTAAGTTCTGGCAGATCTCCCAGAACTGCACCACGGGCTGTGCGGCGTCCCGGTACTTGTCGATGATCTTCTTGGCAGACACGGCGTGCACCAACAACTCGTCATCGGTACAGGTGTGGGGTATCTCTCTGAGCCGCTTGTTGTTCTCCTCCCACTCCAGGAACTTGCTGATGTACTCTGCGTTCACGCCAAGCTGTTTGGCAAACGCTTTGTCGTATCTTGTCGGAGGTGCGCCCAGGAACCCTGTCAACAACTGCGCCGCGAACGATGCCCACCCTAGCCCATAGCCTGCGCCTAGCAGGGCCGACTTGGCAGACTGTCGTAGCGCTGGGTGACTCTCTTTGCTAAGCCCCGGTATGCCGAACATCTGCGCACCGAACATAGCGTAGGCATCCTGCCCTGACTTAAAGATGTTGAGCAGATCGTCGTAGTCAGCCAGCCACGCCAGCACACGCGGCTCGATCTGTGACAAGTCGCACACCACCAAGGTGTAGCCTGCCGGTGCCATGATCGCCCTGCGCAGGAACGACCCACGCTTGAGGTTCTGGAGGTTTAGCCCCGACCCCTTGCTGGCAGACCAGCGCCCTGTATGTGCGCCGTAATAGTTAAGGGGTACCGGTAGCGTGCCGCGTTGTGCAATGTCAAGGAACCGCTGTGCGCGTGTACGTTCCAGTGTTGATTTAACTGCCAGCCGCGCTTCGCATAGGAGAGCCACATCCTCGTCATCGGCGTTGAGAAGCGCCTGGAATAGTGCATCGTTCTTAGCAAGCGCAAGCGCTTTCTCGCCCGTGGTCTTACTAATCTTAATCGGCGGCTCAACACCCAACTGGCGTAGCAGTTCGCCAAACTGCGGGTTGCTTGCCAGGACTGCTTCTTCAACACCAAGACGTAGAAGAAGTGATTCACGCTTTGTTCTCTCTTCATCGATAGCCGCACTCAGCATCTCCTTGTCTAGTTCTAGTATCGGGTTGATGAACATCTTGAGCGTCATGTCTATCAGCCGTAGCTCTTTGGCAGGGTAGCCCTTGATGAGTCTCTTGAAAACTTCTTCGCACAGGAACGTGTCATGCGCACAGTAGTCGGCAAGTTCTTTCTCTATCTCTGGCGTCAGATCCTCCAGCCCGTCTGTGCTGTGCACGGCTTTGCCCTTGGGCGGCAGGCCGAACTCCTCAGATAGTTTTGCTAGGCTGTTGCCCACCTCCACACCGCGTAGCGCACGGGCCATAGACAGCGAGTCGAAGATGAAGCACGGCTTCACCCCGTAGACCCACGACAGGATGGCGACATCGAACTGTGCGTTGTGCGCCAGCACCGCTGTCTCTGACCAGTCTATTGAGGAGAAGAGGTTTGGTAGTTCGGCGTGGCTGTACCAGCGTGTGTTGTCCTCGCCGTAGTCTTTAATGCAGGCACCGAACGCCTTGAACTTCTCGTTGCGTACGTACTGTTCGGTGGTTAGTTTGCTGAGCGTGTAGTCTTTACTAGACCAGCGCGTCTCAAAGTCGATTACTACTATGCGCTTGTATGGCTGCTTTGACATCTTCTAGGTTCCCCTCATTAATAACAATGGCAACGCCACCTGCGCGGCGTATCTTCTCTAGTTCTCGTTCTTGTAGTTCTGTTGTCTTGTTGCTCCCCGCTTTGCACTCGATGGCGAAGAAGCACCCCTGGTAGCAACCTATGATGTCTGGCACCCCGGCACGACCAAAACCCCCCATGAGGGGGAAGAAATGGTACGCGCCGAGTTCATCCAGAATCGCCTTGACCTTCTTCTTTACCTTGGCCTCCGGCGTCATAGCAGTGCCCTACCAATAGAAGTTAGGGGGTCTGGCGTCTGTGCTTTTCCCCACTTCGCCAGTTCGCTGGGGCGAACGCGGGTAAATGGATTCACGGGATAGGGCATGGATGCGGTCCAGGAGGGATCGTAGGTACTCGACCTCTCTAGCTCTTTCTTCAAGTCTACGCTGTAGGTTTTTGATAACTTCATCTTTATCCTCCATTGGGCCGCACGCTTTCTGCCCACACAAGTATGGCGCTGGACGCACGCACGACATTTTTACTAATGTTCTCGATCTCAAGAACGTCTTGTTCGCTTAGCCTTGGGTTTGCGCACAGGGCTTGCAGTCTTTCTGACGACTGCTTCAGGGTTACTACTGAGTTCGCTGGGTCGTTGATTGCTGTTAATTGCATGTAACACCTCCAAGAGTTTTTCAAGATAGTGGATGCCTTTGCTAATTTCCTGCGGGGATTCATCCTTGGCCCCCATGCGCATGATGTACTTCAACGCGCCACCGCGATAATAACCAATACGTTGATCTTCAGGCCACGTATCGACTACGTCCCACGGTTCGACGCCCATAGCTTTGTAGTGCGTGCCGCCAACTTGTTTGTCTCTAGCGCTCATGATCACTCCTTTATAGGTTGTTTGTTAGCCCACATCTCAAGACACGTCTGCTCCAGATCTAACGACGGTGGGTTCGTCTTTAGTGCGTCCTTGATGCCCATGCGGTAGGCTTCGACAACATCCTTGGGCATGGTCAATTGACTCGGCATAGCATCATCTGTCATGCGGTCAATGGCAAGAACTAGAAACAACATAGAAAACATACCTAGCACGAAGCCAGACCAGTAGGTGCCGTTCTGTATGCGTTGATCAAGTAGTGAGTTCATGCGTTCTTCTCCTTTAGTTTG